AAGGTGAATGGGTTGGTTCAGAATACATAAAACAAGTTATGATGTTATATACAGATGGTAAATATGGGTGGTTGAAAGGTGGTCAGGATCATGTTCAGGACTCGTGGGTAAGTTGGCCACTTATATGGGATGGTAATTTCATTACAAGTAATTGTAACTTATGTCCAGAAACAACAAAACTCTTATCTTCAATCAAGGGTATACATGTAGCAGGGTTTTCATTAATGAAAGGTGGTGTAAAACTCAAGGAACACGTTGATTATGTAGGTGACGATTATATATTTACATACCATTTAGGTATTAAATGTCCAGAAAACTGTATACTTCACCACGTAGAATTAGGTGAAGTTACAGAAGAAAATGGTAAACATATAATTATGAATGCTCGTAAAAAACATTGGGCGGAAAATCAATCGGAAAAGGATAGAATTATTTTATACATGGAGATTTATAACGAAAAATAATATAATATGTATAATACAATGTTTATGATAGAAGAACCTTATGGTATATCACAATTTCAAGCGTGGATAATATCACTTACACTTGGAATTGTTTTATATAGACGACACAAACGTGGTGAAAAATATATTCAGTAAATATATATGGTCAAGGTTTATTTGAAAAAAAGTCCTAGATTTGATAAAAAATTTCGCGTAGTATTCAATAACGAACGTTTCGTTGATTTTGGAGCAAAGGGGTATTCAGATTATACAATACATAAAAATCCCATGCGTATGCGTTCATATATATCAAGACATGGTGGGTTTATACCACACATGATTAGACGACATAAGGATCCTAAATTTGTGCATGAATCCATGCTCGATGTAAATAGAAGCGATAGAGAAAACTGGGGTAAAACAGGTATCTATACAGCTGGTTTTTGGTCGCGTTGGCTTTTATGGAGCCACCCAGAATTAGAAGGTGCGAAGAGGATTATATCTAAGAAGTTTGATTTATCTTTTCTTTAAGACCACGGCGTTTAAGGTTTGCTTTTAAAGCAGTCATTAAATTAGCACGTGGATCGCGTCTTATGGGACGGGGTGGAACTGGTGGTGCAGGAGGAATTGGGGGTGCTCGGGATACTAGTGGTGATTTTCTAACTGGTTGAACACGTGGCGTTTGTGAAACGCGTCTAACTCTTGGAACATTTGAATTAATCGTTCTCATAAGGGATTTACACGTTCTCAAAAGTTTTTTTGAATCGCGAACCTGTATTTCCAAAGATGGGGGACGCCGCCTTTCAATTTTCATTTTAAGTTCCTTTTCACTTAATGGTACACGTTTCCCCCTTATTTTTTTAGTTACACGAAGACCTAAACGTTTTGCTTCATTTTTAAGAGTATCGATCCTCATTTATAATAATCAATATTTTTTTATTTGCTTAATATAAATGTCTTCTAATTGTTCACCTGGCCAATTAGCTTCTACAATTACATGTTGTTTGTTCTGTTTTTTCTTTATATACAGGCCATCTTCCAGCATGTTGAAAATGTTACCAACAAAACCACCTCATTTATTAGGGGCGTGTCTTCTCGGATGTTGCTGTGTGAGTTCGCAAACACTATCTGCAGGTAGTTGTGTGTACAACCTCATTACAGGTGGTGAGAAATACGAGGAAGAAAAAGATAATTAAAAAAAGTTATCAGTTCTATATAATTTAGCCTGGAATGAACCAGTTTGTCCTATTACGGAAACAGTTTCATTCCCATATAATTCTCTGCATCCAATATCATCCATACAATCACGATTATCAATCGTTACAGGTAATGAATATATCTGATCTCCTGGTGTTGTTGTGTAATAATGATATTGATCTCGTCGACCTCTGACCTCTTTACCATATAAAGGTAATGTTTCTTCGTCTGAACCTACGAGAACGCCCATTTGCTGAACATATCCAGGTTTATACTCCTTGATAGGTGGATTTCTATATTCCTTTTCTACTGGTATCTGAACTGGTACTTCAATTGGTACACTCACTGGAACTTGTTCTTTAATAATAATTGGATTTCGTAATTGGTATACAATCATGGCAACGAATATCACTAATGCAATCGTTAATAATTTCTTTTGCGTTTTATTTTTGATCTTCATTTATATATACCAAGATTATTTAGTAATATTACTAAGTGGTCCCAAGTCAATTCGACCAAGTCGATATTGAACGAGTACCCAAAGAAAAAAGAAAATAGATTTTAAAAATTTATTTGCATCTGTATCATCCATTTTATATATTGGACCCATAATACGTCCAAAGAATGTTTCATCTTTCGTATTACCAGTTACAACCATTTCCATTTGCGTTAAAGCACACGTATCATCATTTATTGACCAATGAAAAAATATAAAAGGTACAAGAAGTGAATAAAACTCGAGATTTTCTTTATTTCTCATGAAGGGTACAACAAGCATGGTTATAAATAGGAGTAAATGAATGAAGAATATTATATTCATATCTATTAGTATGAACGAAGAAAAGAAACTACCCAAGATATGGCATCCTCAACAGGAGAAGATACTTAAATCCTGGGGTGAAGCCGCCGCCTGTTACAGGTACATGCATTACCAGGCCTATTGTTCGTACAAAAATTTGAGTATGAAATTTACAATTCCGCTTATCATAGTTAGTACAATAACAGGTACGGCTAACTTTGCACAGGAAACATTTCCCCCAACCGTTCAACCATTTGTACCATCTGCAATTGGTGGTCTTAATCTAATAACTGCGATAGCAACAACGATCATGCAGTTTCTTAAAATTAACGAACTTATGGAAGGTCACCGTGTTGCTTCTGTCCAGTATGGTAAAGTTTCTAGAACAATACGTCTAGAATTAACGTTGCCTTTATCTGAAAGAACACAAAATGGTACGAATATGATTGAAAATATGCGTGCTGAATACGACCGTTTAATAGAACAATCCCCTAATGTACCCAAAAAAATGATAGATGCATTTGAACGTGAATTCCCAGATGATAATGCATTCTTCAAACCAGAAATCATGCATATACAACCCATAAATCCATTTAAGGCTATAGAAGAGAATAAGGTTATAACTAAATTAAAAGATGCAGTTGGAGGTGTAGCTAAGAGAGAACTTAAAAATGAACTTGATGAAATACGTGGAGTAAAAAAGACTGTTAAAGCGGATATAGAACGTATACAGGAACGTAAGAATGAAATATCAGATTTAAAAGGTAAAGGTCTCGTAAGTTTGAAAGGTGATCTCATGAAAGAACTGCGTCGACGTACTGAACTCATGGAAGTCGTTACAGAATCACCGAAAGACGATTCACAAGATACGCCACCATAATAAATAATGTAAAGTTAAAGACTGTAACACACATTAAATAAGGAAATAGTTTCCTTTTTAAAGGATCTAATACACGTTTTTGAATTGTATCATTTTCCATTATAATATCTAAAGCCTGGGTAGTAAGATCATTATCTTCATTAGACATGGATGCCTTTGTTACAGTATATAAACAAAAAAAGGTTCGTGAAAAATCGCTCCATGATCGCGAAATAAAAGAATTTAAATCTCTAATAGAAAACAGTAAGAATGTATTTTTATGTGGTGCTTCTGGAGTAGGTAAAACATTTATTTTGAATCAGGTTTTAGATGAAACAAATAGTATCGAAATTTATGACGAAGTTTTACGTAAAAAAGATATTTATTTATCTACCATAAAAAATTCAAATATGTATGCATATATAGACGATTACGAATCGGATAATGCGTATAAAAGTATAATAGAAACCATATGTGAGGGTGGTGCCATTACAAAAAAACCTCTTATCGTTACATCTAAAAATGTACATATTTTACCAAACTTTAAAATGGTTTTTATACCAAAACGTAAACCCGAACATATACAGACTTTAAAATCTAATCATCCACGAACACAAATAGCATCTGAAAAATGTAAAGGAAATATAGGAAATTATTTTAATTACCTTAATTTTAATGATGATAAAGACATTTTTAGAACACCAAAAGAAGTTATACAGGATTTTTTCTGTAAACCTGGTGTTATAGATATAGAAGAAACTGTATGTGAACATGGGCATATTTGGGGAGCCGTTCATGAAAATTATCTCGATACTGACCCTGATAACCCCGAAAAAATTATGAATGCTTTGATAAATGCTGATACGTTCGATACGGAACTTTATAAAGGTGAATGGGATTTCATGCCTTACTTTGTTTTACATGCCATGAAACTCCCTAAAATTTATCTAAATAATTTACTCACTCCAGATACAATACGCCCGGGAAGTGCGTGGACAAAATACGGAAATCAAAAAATGCGGGAACAAAAGATTAGTAGTATACAAGCGCGTTCAAATACTAAAATGAATCACCAAGAGTTTATGATTTTACGCGAATATGCAAAAAAAGGTGACGTTTCAAAGTTTAAGGAATATAAATTAACACCGCAAGATTTCGATGTTATGAATCATTTGGGGTTGCATAATAAACTTAAACAGAGAGATGTTACAAAAATTAAAAAAATGATTAAAGAAGACGCATGTAAAGTATAATAATGAATACGTCTTCACCTCCGTCTAATAATACTGATGAAGAAGAATATAAAGTGTCTCGAGTCATTGGTAATGAAATTTTATATTATGGTGAAGTTACCGATGTAGATATTCTCGAGTTTATTGAAGATTTTAAGAAACTTGAAATTGATCTTTTAAAAAAGAAAGCCGAACTCATAGGATACGAACCTGTCATACATTTTCATATATGTAGTGAAGGTGGTGATTTATTCGCGGGATTAAGTGCCATGAACATTATCGAAAAATCCCGTGTTAAAGTTGTTACTATAGCACAAGGTGTGTGTTGTTCAGCTGCGACATTTCTTCTTTTAGGTGGTCACGAACGTCGTATAGGTAAAAATGCACACGTTTTGATACACCAAATATCCACAAATGGGTTCTGGGGTAAATATGAAGAACTCAAAGACGAGATGAAATCGTGTGATAAACTTATGGATATGATTACAAAAACGTATAAGGAAAAAACAACTATACCACAAAAACAATTTAAGAAAATTATGAAACGTGATATGTATTTAGACCCACAAGAATGTATCAAGTATAACGTCGTTCATTCAATTGACTAGATATATCAACGTGTCGTTTATATAAACCGATAACTGATACAAGTATTATAAAAATACAAATCGTATTTGCATTTATAGGAATAACCGTGTTTTCTGGAGGCCTAAGTCGCTCCATTCTTTTATAATCTACAACTGGAAGCGTCATCTATTATTATAATGGAAACAATTTTTAAAACTGATAAAAACGGCAATCAAAGGTACACGTCTATTCGAGTAGAAAAACTCGAGGACGGTACTGCAAATATTATTAAAGCAACTGGTGTTGTTGATGGTAAAGAATCTATCTCAACAACACACGTACCACGTGGATATGAAAGTGCCCTGAAACGAGCTAAAACCATGTGGAAAAATTTACAAGTTCCAGATGTTATGCCTATGTTAGCAAATAAATGGGAAGATCGTAAAAGATACATCACGGAACCATTTTACGTACAACCTAAACTTGACGGTGTTCGTTTACTTGTCTCGAACAAAGGTGGGATTTCACGTACAGGTAAACTTGTTCCTGGAACTGAGTACCTTGGTAAAGGACTAAGGGATGGTGAATATCTCGATGGTGAATGTTACGATCCGAATAAAACATTTGAGGAAATTACAAGTTTGTTTAAAACCGACCCAAA